CTTAACCGCTGCCTAGACGGACGAAAGATCTACTCATACGATCTGTCTGCCGCTACTGATAGACTGCCTCAGCAACTCCAGGTTCAAATTTTGAACCTCCTTGGAGTGCCTGGTGATCTTTGGATCACCATGTTAAATAGAGACTACTATCATGTTAAACGGTTTGAGAACGAACCGAGCGTGTACGATTTGTATCGTTATGCTGTAGGGCAACCGATGGGAGCGTACTCCTCATGGGGTATGCTAGCACTTACACATCACGTTATTGTGCAGGTCGCTGCATCCAGAGTTGGTTTACCACTTTGGTTCAGAGACTATGCTGTCTTAGGGGATGATATTATCATCGCTAACGATCTTGTAGCTAATAGCTATAAAGCAATAATGACCGACTTAGGTGTCGAAATCAACATGGCTAAAAGTCATGAAGGTTCCGTAGCTGAGTTCGCGAAAAGATGGATCCACCCTCTACTTGGAGAATTTACTCCTGTAGGGGCGGGGAACATTTTGACGGTAGTGCGAAATACACGGTTAATGCCTAACCTTATCATGGATTCATTCATGAAAGGTTATCCTTTTATCTGGAATATTGTGGACCGCGGGGTGCAACACGTGTCATCTTCCCGTGCCGGGAAAATGGCCGCGCTTGCAACCGCAGTCTACTGTCTAGGACCAAGCGGTATACTCCATAAAGGTACTAAAGGACCAGCCAGTTGGCTCGGAACTTTAGCGACCAAATATTATGGAGGGACGGAGATGCTTCCTAATCTTCTCAATGCTCTTCTCTATGCTAGATTACTAGATAGATCGGAGCGAGTCGAAAAGGAAAATGCCCGAAACCGCAAAGCCGCAGAGGATTTTAAATCTCTGTGGACTCTTTATCCGTTAGACCATTGGTATAAAACCATGGACTTCTGGATAAGAGTAAGCCCTAAGGCTAGAGACCTGAGATACTATCTCGGTCTAGACGGGACCATGGATTCTGTTTTACAGAAACCACGGAATCCGTTGGCTAGTCTTAGAGTCCCTTGGCCTATACAAATTAATTTAAATAGATTTGTCTGGGCGGGGGTGCAGCGGATAAGTCCAGGTTTCTACGCATACTCGCAGGATCCGGTGGAATTAGATCCACGGATCCCGCAGACATCGTGGGAACATGAGCTTAAGCGGAATGCCAATATTATCAAATGGGCGGCCTCACGGCCGGAATCCATGGATATGCTTATTCAGACAAGTCTGGATAAGTTGGCTCGTCCGCTGGATAACGATGACAACGTTAGAACTAACGTTGATCTCGATTGGGATCGAGAGATGCTAAGTGCTGATTTTGTGTATCGTACTCTTACGATGCACAAGAGAGTGATGGAGTTAATCCATCCACCTCTCAGGACACTAGATCCAAGCGTTTCCTTGGTACTTTACCAAGGCTCTGCCGACACGACGTCCAGTGAGTTTGCTGAAACACTGCAAAACGCTGTACCTAATCTTCCGAAAGAGGAAGTGTCAAACGTGATCTGTCTGTAAAGGCAGTCACGGGCAACATAGGCGACCCCCACAGAGGG